TTTTATGGTTCCATCCTCCTGTTCAATTTCAGTAGGTGTCCCTTTCCACTGAGGTTCTCCTTTAACCTTTTTAATGTGGTGTTTTTTGTATGCAAGTATCACACACTCCTTTGGGTTATATATATATGGTGAACTTGGACTCATCCAAGAACCCCAAGCAGTTGTCTTACTACGATGGGGTGATTGTTCTTCCAAATCCACGATACCGAAGAAACCAAACCCAATTTCTTTCATTATTTGCCACATCTCAGAAACAAAGAATATTCTTCCACCCTTTTTTTGTCTGTTGATTTCGTATGGGATGTTCAACGCGATTCGTCCATCGTCTTTCAAGACATTATACGCTTCAGTTAACCAATTTTTAGCAAACACCAAATAGTCTTCAAATTCCACATCGTCTTCGTGAACATCATAATCAATACCAACACCATAGGGAGGTGATGTGACGATTAAATCCACACTACTATTTGGTAATGTCTTCATTACCTCAATACAATCACCATTTATAATTTTTCCTGTCTCTATCATTTCTTCTCTAATGTTTCAATGTGATGTTGTAGATACCAAAGGGCTTTCTTCAAATCTTCTAATTCTTTATCTTTATTCTTTTTTCCTGCTCTTGAGATATACTTTACAGTATTTCCCAAACTAAATCCTAAATCCCAAGCATCAATTACTTTGATGGCTTCGTATTGGTTTGTTTCGCCACCATAGTGATTAGGGTGATTAACTTGTTCATTTTTGTTTGTCATTTGTTTTTCTTTTTTGTGTGCCCAAAACACTCCGTCAATATAATAGGTATTAAAATCATACCAGTCAAATGAATCAACTGCTTTATCAACACCTTCTGTCGGATCTTTTGAGGATTTGTAATCATCCAAATATATTATACCATTATCGTTTATAAAATTAATCACATTATTAATGTCACCTTTAACATATTCTTCAAAATGACATCCATCAATTTCAATGAAATCAAACTTGATTTTTGAGGTTTCTAAAACTTTTGGAACAACTTCAAGGGAATTACCAGGAATTAAATTTAAATGTATGTTCCACTTTCTATAATGTTCTGTAAGTATTGAATGATTGTTAAACGTGCTTTCATATTTGCAGTCATCAAATACATAGACTATTATTGGTTTCTGATTAAATTCAGGATTTTCTTCAATGATTTTTAAAAGTGTCTCACATATTAAAATCATTGAATGTCCTTCATTAAAACCAATTTCAATTATGTTTCTTGGTTTTATCTGATATACCAAATCTTGTAAGGTGTGAACCCTTTCAGGATACCAACTAATATTACCCTCACCCTTTCCAAATATTAAACCATCAATGTTTATCTTATTTTCCATTCAAGTTAAAATTTATTTCTTCAGTTGGTATATTATTTCTATTATCAACCATCGTTTTACTGTCTAATTCAAATTCTTCATCATTCAAATACTCTTTCAATAGTTCCTCATTGGGTAATGTTTTGAAATCCGTCTTAAGATTGTCCATATCAAGTTTAAAGTTCATTTTGTGTTTAATATCATTTATTGTTTCAGCATTTCTCAATGATTCACAAATTTGATATATAATTTTGTAAGGATCTGCATTTGAAGATGGTCTTCTGTCTTCAATATAACCTTTCCACTCATTTGCGGTTGACTGTGGCACACGAATTGATGCTCCTCTATCTGATATACCCCAACTGAATTTATCAATTGATTGTGTCTCAAACTTACCAGTCAGTCGTAGTTGATTATCTGAACCATAATTTTCTATATGAGATTGGTGTCTTGCTTCAAAACTTGAGAATACAGATTTGAAGTATTCCTCACCACCTTCTTCTCTCATTTTTTTAGATGAAAAATTCGTATGAAGTCCTGAACCATTCCATTCTCCTCTTTGGATTGGTTTTGGGTGAAGTTCGATACCATAATCATATTTTTCCGATAACTTATGTAAGAAATATCTGGACACCCATAAATCATCACCAGCCTTTAATTTTCCTTTTGAAAAGACTTGGTATTCCCATTGTCCAATCGCAACCTCGGCATTTGTTCCCGTTATATCTAAACCATAATTCAAACACATATTTAAATGTTCTTCTACAAAGTCTCTTCCAGCAACATATTGTCCAACACCACAATAATATTTTCCTTGTGGTTCAAGATTATTTTCATTGTGACCTAAAATACATTTATTATTTCTATCATAGATGAAATATTCCTGTTCAAATCCGAACCACATATCTTCATCATCACTTTCGATATTACTTCTTGTGTTTGTTTTGTGTGGAGTCCCATCAGGATTCATAACCTCACACATTATATACACAGTTTGCAAAATTTCTGAACTATAATGTCTCACAGGTTTTAATATACAGTCCGAACTACCAGTTTCCGCTTGTTGTGTTGATGAACCGTCAAAATTCCATTCGGGGAAATTACCATCTAAAAATGCGTTTTTTACGTCATTATAATTTACAATTTTTACCTTACTTCTAAGATTTGGTTCTGGATTATATCCGTCCAACCACAAGTACTCTAATTTAATCTTCATCTTGATTTTCGTTAATATATTTTATGATTTCTTCTTCCGATTTACCCTCACTATACAATTTATAAACATTGTATGAAAAATCATCTGAGATTAATATTGCATCCGCACTCAGATACCTAATTATATTTTCTTTTTGAAGAATAATATTAGATTTTTTTAATCTTCTTTTGTGAAATCCCATCTTTTTTTTCTTTAAACTCTGTATATAAAACTCTAATTTTTTTTCCTAAATCCATATCATTTGGATTTTCTTTAACTATCTTGCTTATTTCTTTTAAAATATCCATATTAATTTACTTTGATTTGAATCGCTTTTTTTCTTTGGTTGTAATTTTCTAAATTTATATAAGATATAACTTTCCGTTTGAAAAGTGGTAATAATGTTTCATTTATTGGAAACAAATCCTTACTTTTCATCTCAAAAAGAGGTAGTTTTGACTTTTCCTCTTCAGAAAACCACGTTGAAAACGTATCAATTATTTTTGGAAGTGTCAAATTGTTCTTTGGTTTGGAATAAATTAATTTGACTTGTGTCTTTTTTTCAATGGAACTTCTATTCGCATTCTTAATGTTATATTCCCAAACATATAGATTATTTGTTTTATTTTCCAAATAATAAAAAAATCCTTTATTTTGAGAAATATTTTTTTTGTTCTTTTTTAATTTGAGTTCTATGGTGTCATAAACGATTGTCCATACTGATTTAGCAATATTAAAATACTCGTGAACTCTTGGTGCGGAAAACTTTAAAATGTTTATAAACTCCACCATTTCATCATCAGATAGTTTGGGAATACTTTTGGTTTTCAAATCTTTAACCAATAATTCATCATCAATAGTTTCAAACTTTTTATCCGTATAAATTAATTTTCTATCTTTGATGAGTGTCTGAATACTAACTAAATGGAGAGATAATTCTATAAAACCAGGGTATAGTTCCATATTATCAAGTTTTTCTCCCATTTTTTGGAAATAACTTAATAATTTATATTCTTTATGTTCTTGATCGATTGGTTTTTCAAATAACCAATCCGTTTCCATTAAAAATTCAATCCCTTTATTATTTTTTTTTCTTCTTGCCATTTTAAGAAGTATAATAAAGGTTTTTCAATCTGTAAATTATTTATCCGTTATCATTACAACATAACTTTGATTATTCAAATTAATAATATCATAAGTTCCATCGTAACCATTTAGAATACCATAATCTTCATCATCGGCAACATCTTCAATAAATTTATCTTCATCGACAAAATTTTCAATATCCATATCGTAATCTCTTAACCATCTCATAGGATCTTGAGCAATATCATATTTCTTATCTTCAACAACCTCTTCAATAGAATCTTCGTCCAAATCACCATCAGGATTTTCCTCAATTTCTTGCATTTCATATTCTATATCGGAAATTCTACTTTCACGATCATCTTGGTGATCTTGGGTATCTTCATCATCATATAGTTGTCCTGGTTGAACTACCGATCCGTCTTTGTATAGTGTCCACCTATTCCCTTCGTATTTCAATTGGAACTCGTGTTCTTCATTTTCGTCCCAAAAATCAAACACCGTTCCATTTTCTTCTGCCGTTGGGTATTTTAACGGGAATCTTACTCCTTCATTTTCATAAACCCATTTTTCCATTTTAAGGAGCCAAAGTTCTTCTTTCTGAATTTTACTTAAATCTCTTACTACGTCATAATTATCAGGATCCTCATAAATCCATTCTCTAATAGTATCTTCAAAGTAATTAGCGACTTCATCACCATCAATGTGTCTTTCAACTGTATATTGATTAAAGTTTCTATAACCACCATCATCTAATAATTGTTTAATCCATTCTTTTTTGGATTCATCAGCTTCATATTCTGTTCCAACCGCAACTGTCGCCCCATAAAAATCATCATATACTGTCTTAAAAGATGACATATCATAATGTCCATAGCTTTCAGGTATTAAACCATAAACATCATTATCTTTTTTAACTAAATCATCTATTTCCTCTTGTAGTTCATCATATTCACTTTCCAAATCAGATAAAAGTTCCTCATCATCTTCAACTTCCATTCTATCAGAAATTTCTTGTTGTCTTCGTTCCAAATTTTTTAATTCTTCTTTCTCTTCATCTGTCATTTCTTCAATATCAGCATTTTCAACAAGGTACTGAAACGCGGCGTTTGCTCTTAACCCTTCATCACTTATATTTGGGTTATTCAAGTCCCACTCACCACTTTCTCTTCTTTCTTGAGCATCCTTCAATACTTGTCTTCTTTTTCTCTCCTTTTCTTTATCTTCAAATGGTGTTTGCCAATACCATTTAGATCCCGTAATTGTCACCCCATCTAAAGTTTCCAATTTAGAGTTTCTTGCTTCTAACGTTCCTTGCAAATATATTGTACCAAGATTCTTAATCGGTTTACCCGATATATCTAAATCACCAATTACTTTTATTTTTTTACCTCTAAATCTTCTTGTTTTCTCAAGTGCCGCACCATTATAACCAGTCACTGATAGAAGTTGTAGGTATTCATTGGCAGGAATTTCAATAAATTCACTATCTTCTTCGTTGAGTTTATTTTTAATAATTCTAATTAAATCCGACTCGGTGAGTTTGATTACTTTTTTCATATTTGATAAATATCATTCGTATAACAAAATTATTTACAAATTACCTTTCAATAAGATATTTATTATAAAATAAACTAATTAAAAACAATCAGCTATGGGGTGTGGATGCAAAAATAAGAACAATGGTGGAACTCCCGCTACTCAACAAGCACCGGCTCAAGGACAGCCTCAGCAAGTAAAAAATGCCACTGTTCAAGAGTCAGTAAAAAAAATCGTTGAGAAGTATTACAATAAAAGATAATTTGTTTCTACCAAAGAAATTGAGGGGTGGTTGCGAAAGTTTCCACCTTTTTTTATATTTATAGGTATGTCAAAAATTTTAGATTTAGTAAATAAATTCAATAATGGTGAATGGGAAGAATTTTCCAATATATTTGGTGATGATATCGGTAGATTTTTATTTACAGTTAAAAGATCCGGATTTTTAGATTATTTAGATTTAGATAGTGTAAGTTATAATGATAATTCTTTAGTAAATGAAATTATGTTATATCGACTAAATGAAGATCCCTCATATATTAATACTATTGTACAAAATTATTTATCAGATGTCGAAATAAGGGAAAATGGTTATTATTTAAGGTTACGCGATTTAACTGAGTTATCTGAATTTTTCCAAGACAATAGATATTCTAGAAATCATAACGATAGAGAAGTTGTGGAAGGTGTTTTAGGTGAAGATTGGTGGGAACCTTATAGTGATACCGTTCACGATGTTTATAAAGATATTGTAGAAGAACTTAACGAAAGGAATATGAAATTATTAGCCGAGAGAGTTTTAGAATTGGTTGGTAATCAAGAGTTGTCTTTAGATGATTATGAAAGTGAATTGTTTAGGGATATGTCGGATGACGATGGTAGGTTTATTATTACCGAATCAAATGTGATGTCTGTTGTTGAGGATGAGGACTCTATGAATTCATTATTTAAAGGTGATTTGAGTGATTTAAAGAGTCAATTATATTGGTTGGGTGATGAGGCTTACAATCAGGCATATAATGATGAAGTGTACTCGGAAATATTTGATGAGTTATCAACTTACTTTGAAGGTAAGCACGATTGGGTAACAACTAAAAGGGGTGAAAAAACTGTATACACTCCTTATATAAAAATAAGAGACATTAAAACAGATATTGAGAATTTTTTAAACTCATTTGCTGGATATTCCGATACTTTATATGATTATGGTGATTACTCAAGTATGTTACGTCATTATATGTCCGATAATGATGATTTTTTAAGAATCAGTGTTCCTGACTATCCAGAACATAGAAGAATTACTGAAAACATTAACGATGGTTTCCCTGATCGTCTTTATTACTAAACTATTTATAATGTTGTTTTAATTTCATACACATTATAAAAATTTAATAATATGAGATTAATTAACAAAAATTCAAAAAGAGGTATTGTAAATTTATTTGCAGACTTCATTCTCTCAAAAATCAACAAAACAGAAAAATCAATTATCCAAGTCACAGATTGTGGTGTGTTTATGGTTGTTAATGGAATGACAACATCAAAAGAATTACTTGATGTAAATGAAATCAAAAATGAATTCAAAGAGACTTTCAAATACCTATTTGAAGAACTAGAAATCACAGATATCAACACAATCGACGTTATTCAATACGGACAAGAAATTAATCCAATGACTAAAGGATGGATATTATTGGACAAAGATGTTTTTGTTGAGGAACCTGAATCTGAAATTTCTGAGATTTCAATCACATCTGAATTCCCATATGGGTATAGTTTAGATTGTGGAAGATTAAACACTTATTACTCACATTATATAATGAATCAAATGTATAACCTCTTAGGTGTTGATAAAGTTTCGTTTTATTTCACGAATGAAATGAATGATGATGAGGATTTAAAAATTAAAATTGTTTCAGAATCAAAGTATGATAAAAAATCAATTAAATCACTGATATTAGATGTATTTGATTTTGATTTAGATTCATTTAGAGAAAGTTTAGGAGAATATAATTTGATTGACGACATCCTGAACCCAAAAGGTAATAAACCATATCTTAGACAAGATTTATTAGAAAACATAATTATGTTCTAATAAAAAACCCCACCTTAAAAGTGGGGTTTGTTTTTATTTCTCAACCCATTCTTTAATTATCTTGACACCATCTTCGATATCTTTGTAATCTCTATCAGGTGCAAATAAATGACTAACGGGTTCTTTCTCATAGTTTTCTATTAACATAAAAGCAGGAACATAATCATTTTCAGTAATTTCAACAAATAATTCATATTCTTCCTCAAATTCGTCAATATCTCTATCAACAAAATCAATATTTTGTTCTTTCAACATATTTTTCATTTCAACACAAAATGGACATCCTTCCATTGTGAAGATCACCACTAATTTATCCATTTACTAACTCTTGAACTAAACCTTTTATTTCATTTTCTTGAAGAACTCCGACTCTTGTATTTACAACACTTCCTCCGTTGAATGCTTTAATTGTTGGTACGCTCCTAACCCCTAATACCATTGCAACTTCTCTATTTTGATCAACATCCATTGAGTACATTTGAACGTCTGTTGTATTTTCCGCATTAACTCTTTCAAATATTGGTTTCATTGCCCGACAGGGTTGACACCATGACGCTTCTAATTTTAGAATTATTTTTTCACCATTTTTAATTTTTTCTAGTAATTTTTCTCCTGTAATTTCCATAATTTTTAATTTACGTTTTTCCAACTTCTACCATTTTTTAATTCATAGAAAAAACCTTTTCTAATTTGAGGGTAGAGTTCTGTTAATTGTTTAATTTTTATCCCCTCATTTATTTTTTGTTTTATTTCCTTAACTAATTCAACCCCGTATTTTGAGTTTTTTTGTATAGTTTCATTAATTTTACTAACTCGTTTTTCTTTTTCTTCTTTTGAGATTAATCCCCAACCTTTTTTAACCGATAATCTTCTTTTTTCTCTTTCTTCGTCCGCTTTGTCACCATATAACTCTTCGTAAGTTTTACCTCTGTGTGAGTTACCATTTTTAGTGTTTTCAGAAATCTTTTTTCTTATTTCAGGTGAATGAACATATCCTAAACAACCTTCACCACCAAATGTAGAATTTAATCCATTGTCATATGTTCTAAATTCGGTAATGTAAAATTTTTCTCTTTCATAAATATTTGATACATCACATTCTTCAATTATTTCTATATTAAAATTTTCGACACCATATTTTCTAATAGAATTACAAAATTTAGTAGTGGAATCGGTTTTTAAACATCTATAAATGTGTTCTTCAAATCTTTTATTTATAGGATTAATTGTACATCCAATATACTCTTTTTCGTTTATTAGATTTGTTATTTTATATATGTAACCTTTTTTTACGCTCATTGGTGTACTTTATTATAAGTATCACCAAGTTGCGTAAAAAATAATTTTATTTCAATCTTGTTAAATTTTTTATGAATAACACAACCTCATCAAATTGTGTCACATCGTATATTACTTTTATTTTATAAGTACTTTCCATTTCTGTTTTGGACAGATATAGATATATTCCAGCATTATTTTTAAATATCCCTTCTGTGTGGACTAAGGATCCATTATAAGATTTACTATCAAGATATTCCAAAGTAAATCTTTTAGTTAAAAGAAGTTCTGGTGTTATTGGTATATGATCCATACACTCAACAACACTGTAAAGTTTATTTGTTTTAACTGATAAAGTTTTGATAAACTCTTCAAGTTTCTTAAAATATTTTTTTTCGAAAATTTCCATAACATAAAAGGAGGGTGATTAACCCTCCGTATTTTAAATCATTTCTTCGGCTAATTCCCAAAGTTTTGTGTTTATGTTGTTCACCGCTAAGATACTTTTAAGGTTTCTTAATTTTGACTTTCGTCCAGTTCTTGTTCGATAATCAAATCCACCTCTAACAAACTTCTCTTGAACTACATTGAAGGTTGTCCACAAATCGTTATTATTGTCTTCCTCTCGATTAGGTGTTAAGATATCAACAAGTTGGTTATCACTTGGAATTGAACCTTCCGCCCATCGGATTTTTGATGCTTTCTGAACGTATTGGATTTGTTCGTCAATTGTAAGTTCACGTTCCATCATTCGTCCAACTGAACCTTGGATTACTGGAAGTTTTTTAGCGAAACCATCCATCAAACGTTTTACGTCATCAAGTTCAAAACCACTGTGTCTTACATTGAATTTGTCAGCAACTGATGTAGGAACTGTGAGTCCGTTCGAACAAACCAATCGGTGAAGTCCTGCACTTACTGAAAATGTTGACATACCATTGTGAGAGTTTCGGACAATAGCCTCAACCAATGTATCACCTACTGAAGGAAGTTCTCCATTACGGAATCGGATTTGGTGGGTTGCGTGAATACCCTTACCTGTTTGTTTGACATCTGAAATTTGCCAACCCTCACGATCGAAAAATTCAATCACTTGATCGGTTGGTACAAAGACATACTTATCAGACAACTTTTTAGATGCTGATGTTGCAAATACTGAAGGGGCTACGGATTTGATAAGTTCTGGAGTATAAATCATAATGTTTCGTTTTAATTACATCACAAAGATAGTAATTAATTTTTAATTGCCAAACACGAAATGAAATTAATTTAAAATAATATTTCCAAACTTTGTTTTTTGTATAAACCCTTCTACAACTTGTTTAGGTTTTAGTTTGTCTTGAAGTTCCGGTATTTTAAGTTCAACAACGATATCAACCATTTGTTTTTTAGTAATAACAAAGTCATCACCTTTTTCTAAATTCTGATAAGACTGATGTCTTAACTTCTCATAGAACTCGTTTTTTTGAATGTCCCCTATGAGTTCTATCAAATCATTTGGGTTGTTTTCAAAAAAAGATTTTAATTGTGATAAATAAATTTCAACATCAATGTTACTCATAATTTTGTTTTTAGTCTCTAACAATATAGTAAAAATTATCGGTTTCTTCTTCCATAATTGCTCTCAATCTCTCTGGTATTTGAACATTTGGGTTAGATCCTGATAAAGATATCAAATCCAAGTATTCTAAATTCACTAAAGATTCAGGTAAACTTACTAAATTTTTATTATTCTGTAAGGTAAGGAATGTTAAAGAATCCATTTGTCCGAGTTCTTCCGGTAAAGTTCTCACACAATTTTCTAAAACCAATGCAACCACTTCTTTAAATTTAGAAATACTTGGTGGAATATCCAAATTCAATTGATCTGAAGATTTATTTTCAATTGTAAGATATGTTATTGTGTCAGGTAAATTTTCAAACAATTCATCAAATCCAAATAACGCAATGTATTTGGATGCAGCGTCATTAGGATATGTTATTTTAACAATTTGATTACTATCAGTTGCTAATTGTCCCGCATATTTAACTTTTAGTTCTTCCTTCAAGTTTTTCATTGCCGGCATGTTAATCAATGCAATATCTGCAGTTGTAAGATTACTAAGACTCTTAGTTCTTAATGAATCAATTTTTCTCGCTAAATAATATTTTACAACATCTGGTTCTGAATTTGTAATCATATCACCAGTCAAATCCATACCCAATGAAATATATTTCTTTTTAAGTTCGGCAGGTAGATTAATATAAACTCTTGGTTTATTAGTTAAGTTCGGACTTGATATTTCTAACCAAAATTCGGCATCTTCAACAGAACCAAGTTCTTTAACCGCATCTTCTTGGACATTAATGTGTTTGTACTTTCTTAATAGTTGTTTTTCTCTATCTGTAAGAGGATCTGGCGTAAACAAATATTCTTTATCCTTCAACTTTGGAACCTTGGATGAAATTGTGTCCCAAGTTTCAGTTCTATGACCTGAGTACCCTCCTGCCATATTTTTACCATCAGCAATTCTCTTTCTTCCATATTCATCTACCAAGATAACAACGGCAAAGTTCAAATCGTCAAATGGTTTATCTTTATCAATAACATAATAAAGAGTTAAGTTATTCTCTAAACGATAATTGTAATAAAGATTACCACCCCCAACTCTTGATGTACACCAAGGTCTTCCGTGAGCCAATCTAATACATTGTTCTTTACCGTTTGGTTTAAATACGTATAAATTATCTTTATCATAAATTATTTCGATGTCTTTGAAGTCGTCACCTTTTTTCTTTGGTGTATCATCTCCATCAGGTAAATGATCTAAAGCGGCTTCTAACTCATCAAATGACATCATCATAATTGGTGGTGTATTTGGTTCTAATCTATCATATAAGTCAACATATCTCTCTATGTAAGAAAGTATTTGTTCATTAGTTAAATCCTCTCTTTCTTTTCTATATTTTTCAAATGCCTTTTTTGTTATTGTAGTACCGAAAGCTCTTTGAATTAACTCAACAAGTTTCAAATAGGAATAATCCATTATATTTCTATACTGTTCAGGTAGAAATTCTCGTATTTCCAAAAACTTTTTAATTGCAGATTTTACTTGTCTTTGATCAGATCCTTTTCCAGGACCTTTTATATATTTTTTGAATATATCGTTTTCCTCTTTTTTTAGTCTTTTAGTTGAAATTACAGACTTTAGTTGATTATATGCGTATTTTGTAATATCTCTTTTATCTGCTGCTAAACCATTCTTATACTTTTCAAAGTCATCAATATATGATTTAATTGTATCTTCATCATCCTGAGTTTCATCTTTGAATTTCAGAACTAACTGATTCATCAACCTGTTGGATATTTCCATTATCCTGTGTTTTGGTTCAACATTCTCTTCAATTACTGAAGATAAAATTTTTACTAATTTCATTTTGATGTTTTTACTATAAATATTACAATAAGTAAAAATAACTATTAGGATTAATAATTCATTATTAATAACTCTTCACCCATATTTTGTTTCGCTCCTTTTTTGGCTGCGGCGGCTTTGGCAAATTGTTTTTTCTCCCATCTATAAATGTTATCGGGATAGAAAAAATGTAAAAGTTCAAAATCATAATAAGATAAACTGAATTTACCTTTAATTCCGTGTAAAATATTTGCCAACCTTTCATGATCTTGTCTATCAAAATCGTGATTAGAGTAATAGTTCTCGGTTTTCCAATACGGGGGATCTAAATAGATATAGGTAGATTCAGAATCATACTTATTAATGACATCAGCAAAATCCATGTTCTCAACATCTGTAATTTTCAAAAAATGATCTACCCAATCAGGTTTTGATAATTTATCCCTAAATGTAAGGTATTTTGATTTATATTTACCTTTCAAGTCAATGAATGAACTTGTTTCAGGTTTAGAACCACTAAATACTTGTGTTAGAATATAAACATATTTTGCAGCAACCTCATAATCACCAGGGTTTACGCTGAAACCTTCATTAAAAATTTCAGTCTGAAAGCTGATAAATTGTTCCTTGTATATTGATGGTGTATCTTCAACGCCTTGTTTTTGACAATCAATAGAATTAATTGCTTTTAATAATTCGGTTGGGTTTTGAACACACTTGAATAGATTATAGTTCAATGGATTAAAATCATTGTAAACAACTTTCTTTAGATTTGGGTATTCCTTTAAATTCATATTGAAAAAACACCAATACATTCCCCCGAATGTTTCAAGGTATGTTTCCATATCTTTCGGGTAATATGGT